GTTACCCGATGCAATCGCTGGTATAACAAGAATTGAATCAAAAATTGAAAAAATTGAATCTCGATTGACACGCCTTGAAAAGGATCATCAGCCTATTTTGTAATTTGTCATACCTAAGGTATAAATTCGTTATACACCTAACGAGAGGACAAATACATGGGTGTTACAAATGTAGAACAAAATGTTCTACAACAATTAATTAAAGAAGCAAGTGAAGCCGAATATCGTTGTGCGCAATGCATGGCAATATCTTGTTCATGTTATGAGGATGTGATTGAACCTGATGGGATTTGATTTATCACAATACGAAACAGTTGATGAACGATTGCATAAATGGTTTGAAACCAATCCAATGGCACGCGTTTACACCGAATTGGTTTCATGGTCAGACACACAATTTATTGTAAAAGCAATGATTTATAAACATGCTGATGATTTAAATCCAATCGCTACCGGTTACGCCGAAGAACGTGTTGGATCATCAATGGTAAATAAATCATCTGCCCTTGAGAATTGTGAAACGTCGGCTCTTGGTCGCGCTTTGGCAAACGCAGCCGTAAGCGCAAAAGGTAAAAGGCCAAGCGCAACAGAAATGGCAAAAGCCGATCGAAATGAATCAACGCATGTTGGCGGACAACCTTTTTCAAATGGTGCGAGCGAAAAACAAATTGCGTTTGTCAAAACAATTTGTGAAGATGCATTTATTAATTCGGGTTGGAACAACAATCCAGATGGATTAATTCATGTAACTGAATGGTTGGGGAATAAAAGACACATAACATCGTTTAATGAATTGAGCAAAAAAGAAGCAAGTCAAATCATTAACGACAAAATGGGAACTCAAGGTGTCACGAACCTTGTAAAGTTCTTGCAATCAAAACAACCTGCTGATCGTGATCCTTGGGAAACACCCAAAGATTAATATCGAAAATGGTATAAATGTTAGAAGCACTTATTTTGGCTTTATTCGGGATTCCAACTGAACCAGTTGTTTATGCAGATGAAATACGAAAGGATAAAGCCAGAATAATTGCGATATCTGCGCGTACTCGCAATTATGTGAATTATGCTGAAGCAAAAATTAATGATTCAAAACAATTTAAATGTTTCGATCAATTGATGGAACGAGAATCAAATTGGCGAACAAAATCAAACCCACAATATGCAGATAATCCCAATTCCAGCGCTTATGGTATTCCTCAAGCGCTTCCGGGACATAAAATGGCATCAGCCGGACACGATTGGGAACATAACCCAATAACGCAAATTAGGTGGGCTTTGGGATATATTAAAGATCGGTATGGTTCACCATGCGATGCTTGGGAACATAGCCAGAAAAGAGGCTGGTATTGATGACGGACATATTCATTTTCATATTTTTTACAGGTTTTTTTCTTGCTTGTTTAATCACTTTGATTGTTATTGGTTTTTATTCATTGTGGGCTAACATCAAAGATTTACAAGACAATCGAGAAAACAATTACCGGATTTTTAAATGAGTTTAAAAGATGCGTTGAATCAACCTTATGAACCAAAAAGACGTATTTGCACAATGGCGTTAATTAAAGAAAAATTATCAAAAGATGATTTGGTTGCGTTAAATCAAGCCTTGGACGATGAATCAATTCCAACTGCTTTTATTTATCGTGCTTTAAAATCTGAAGGACACATAATCCACGACAAATCATTAGGTCGTCATAGAAGAAAAGAGTGCCGTTGTGACTTTAAATGATGCATTAAATAACGAAATGGATGATTCGGAATTAAATAAACAAAAAAAACCTTGGGCTGAGATTGGCCTTGATGGTGGAGAAATTTATACCGGTGTTTTAGATTCCCCAATTGCAGATGATTGGTCGCCAATTTTGCGTTCATTTGGTTTAGACCCAGATGTGTTTATGGTTGTTGATGACAAAGTCAAAATGTCAAAATGGCAACAATCACGTAGAACCGATGATGGCGATCGTGATGTTGTTTGGTTATATTCTTACAAGGCTGTTTTTAAACGTAAATCGGGTTATCAATTAACTGAAGAAGATGTTCAAGAATTTCGTAAAAGTTTATTAAAATGGAAACCAACAAAATTTAAAGCAAATAAATCTGCCGATGCTTCAACAACTTTTGTTGTTAATTGGGCTGATTGGCAATTAGGCAAATCGGCTGGTGGTGGTGTTGATGCAACCATCCAACGCGTATTAGATTCATTTGATAAAACAGTTGATCGTATTCATGAATTAAAAAAATCAGGTCGCAACATTGACCATATTGCAATTGTTAATATGGGAGATCCAATAGAAGCATGCACAGGTCATTATGCATCCCAAGAATTTTCTGTTCAAGCAACTCAAAGACAACAATTGTTGTTGGCACTTGATTTGTGGACATTGGGAATAAAAACCATTGCGCCTCATGCGCCAAAGGTAACGTTCATTTCAACGTTGTCTAATCATGGCGAATGGCAAAGAAGAAATGGTAAAAATTTTACAACCGATTCAGATTCCGCTGATGGATTCCTTGCTGATGCGTTGCAACGAATATTTGAAGGAACTGAATTTGTTACCGATTGGGTTATTCCTCATGATGAAATGTGTGTTCAAATTGAATTAAGTGATGTTCCAGTTGCTTTCACTCATGGTCATAAAATTACTGGTAAAGAAATTGAATGGTTACGTGGACAATCAATTCGTTTGTTACGTGATCACAATAAAGAACCAAAACTTTGGGTAACGGCCCATAAACACCATGTCAAAGTGGATGATTTTGGGATGTGGTGGCGTTTTCAATGTCCAAGTTTAGATGGCGGTTCAAAATGGTATGAGGACATGTCCGGTCTTTGGAGTACGCCGGGAGTGCTTACTTTTTTGGTTGGTAAACATAATATAAACAATTGGTCAGACATGGCGGTGTTATGACAAGCGAAGAATTAGCCAAAGCCATTGGTCATACGATCGCAAATGTTCAATCACGTATTTTAAATATTGGCGCTCAACAATACGATGATGGCAAAACACAAAAAATTGAATCAAAAAATATTCCACAAGTTTTAGATGAGGCACTTGAAGAATTGGATGACCTTTTGGCGTATATTAGTTTTACAAGAATTCGGGTGGCGCGTCTGCGTGCGTTGTTATCCGAACATGACCCGATTATTTGACCCGCCTCTGGTCAAATGATCGTTCTGCAGGCCCTCACCAATCCCTAGGTGGGGGTCTTGCTCATTTCTATAGGTGCATCGTTTTCTTGCCTAATTTTGCCCTTAAAACGCGTTTTTGACACGTTGTTGACCCTTAGTTGCAATCCCAGTTGGAATGTGTATTGTTATACACGTAGAACAACCTACAAGGGAAAATTTATTGCAATTGGGGTTTGTCCTGATTGCAATGATAAAAGAGAGGAAAAATAAATGATTAAAGCAGAATCAATTAACGAATTGGTGGCTTTGATGCGTGATAAATGGGGTGACAATGCACCGGAAGCATTTGCCGGTTTGTTATCCACAGTAATTAATGATAATCAATTTTATGCATTGATTAATCATTTAAAAAAGGAAGGATAAAATGACAGAAAAAATAAATAAAGAAAATTTAATTGCGTTGCGATTAAATAATGAACAAATGCAAGCGGTGAAACAATTTGCCATTCAACACAACGCAAGTGTTTCCCAAGTGATTCGATCAGCAATTGAAATTATGACAGGAGCAAAACAATGAATAATGAATCAATGAAAAAACGTAAATCAGCCGAAACATTGGTTAAATATTCTTGGATGCGTGAACATCCAGCGTTTTTGGGAACTGATTGCGAAATTGGGGTTATTGATTGGGAAACAATTAATGATTTCAAATGGGAATGGTCATTTCAACAACAAATTTTGATTGAAGTTTTCAAATTTTTGTTATTGGAAGAATCAAATGTTTCATTGGATGATTTGATGGCATTAAATCCAGTTGATCGTCAAGCCGTAATAATGGCAATAAACGCCAAATTTTCAATTAATGATTTAAACGAAAACTTGGTGTAATTATGGAATGTCCACATGGTGAACCACGCGGTGAAATGTATTGTCCTTTTTGCCGGAACGAAAAGGGCATTGTTTTTATTCCAGCGCATAAACGTAAGCCTGTGGATTCAAATGGTGTTAGGGTGTCGGCGAGGCATCCTAACACTTCACACATGGCAGCAAAAAAAGCGTTTCCAAAATCAGGAACCAAAAAGAAAATTGTTTACGATTTGATTAAATCCAAAGGAATGTTTGGCATGTGTGATCACGAAATTGAATTGGAATTAAATTGGACTCATCAATCGGCATCTTCAAGTCGTAACGCATTAATGAACGATTGTTGGGTAATTGATTCGGGTTTACGTAGAACAACACCCCAAGGTAATGATGCGATTGTGTGGATTTCAAATTGATGTGTTATAAATGATTTGTTACAGAGGTTCGATTCAAATCTTTGGCACGTTCTACAAACGTGTAAACCTGCGTTAGATGCAGTTAAATTTTCTTGCCAGTAAATGCAAGCGTGTAGAACAAAACGATAATCTACGAAAATGATTGATGACATTAAAACGGATCGCCTAATGTTGAATTTCAAAATTGATCATTTACATGGCGCGATTAATCCCTTGAGGATTCCATCATTGACCCCATACGGAAATACGTCGGGCGAAATCATTGAATGGTTGTTTTAATAGCCATTCTTTGCCCAGCCGGTGAATGTTCGAACGAAAATTTGCATATGTCCGTTTTGTATAGATTGTCGTTTTTGATGATTTCTTTCAAGGTTTGAGTCGAACGTGTGTTCGATTATAACGATTTGATAACAATGTTGAAATATGTGTTTTTAAAGTTGTATTCGTATAACAATCATCTTAGTATTTTATTATGAACAAAAACGTTACATGCAAATCATGTGGAACCGAGAACCTTGTCTGGGTAAAATCCAAAAAAGGTAATTGGTATTTAT